CTAACCTTGGTGTGTCAGTTACAGTTGACTACTTGTTGGAGGAGATAGCTGTTGCGGAAGGCTCACTCAGTAAAAAGGCTGAGTTCCTCACAAAGTATTGCAACTTAAAGCAGAATAGCTCACTGGCTTGGTTATCTACTCAGACAGTTGAGAGAATGTGTGGTGAACAGCTCAACCTTGAGGACTTCCGCAGCTCTTATTGCGTTGCTGGAATAGACTTGTCACAAACCACTGACCTCACAGCCGCTGTTGTGGTGATTGAGAAGGGTGGAGAGCTTTATGTGTTTGGAAAGTTTTGGATGCCAGCTGAGAAAATGGATGAGGCTATTGCCAGAGATGGTGTTCCTTATAACATCTATCAGCAAAGAGGATTCTTGGAAGTCTCAGGTGACAACTTTGTGGATTATCATGATTGCTATAACTGGTTGACTAAGTTGGTGGAAGACTATGAAATTTTACCACTTATGGTCGGCTATGATAGATATTCAGCTCAGTATTTAATGCAAGACCTTGAGAGATATGGTTTTCGTTTGGATGATGTATTCCAAGGTGATAATCTCTGGGGTGTCCTTCAAGAAATGGAAGGATTGTTTAAAGATGGTCGAGTGCATATCGGAGATAATGACCTCTTAAAGATTCATTTGCTTAATGCAGCTATCAAGATGAGCGTTGAGAGAGGTCGAGGGAAGTTAGTTAAAATCAATCGAACAATGAGGATTGATGGTGTTGCAGCTATGGCTGATGCCTTTTGTGTAAGGCAGAAGTGGTTTAACGAAATCGGAGATAGATTATTGAATGAGGTTTAAGACATGGGCTTATTTGACATTTTCTTGAAAAACAGACCAAAAGTGAAACAGGATAAGATGCAAGCATTCAAGATGCTCAATGGCTATGAGCCTAAGTTTACTAGCTGGGGTGGAGAGATATATGAGAGTGAGCTGGTAAGAGCTGCTATCAATGCGAGGGCAATCCATGTCAGCAAACTTAAGTTTAATATCTTTGGATCTGCTAAGCCAGCGCTCCAGACTAAACTCCAAAAAGGTCCTAACCAGTATCAAACATGGTCACAGTTCCTTTATAGGGTGTCTACTATTTTGGATGTGCATAATACAGCCTTTATAGTTCCAATCTATGACCAGTATGGAGAGGTTAGTGGAATCTTTTGCCCTCTTCCTCAGAAGACTGAGGTTGTTCAGTACAGAATAGGAGACACAGCAAAACCATTCCTCAGATATGAGTTTGGGTGGGGTGAGAGAGCTTCCATTGAGTTGGAAAATTGCGGAATCCTAACCAAATTCCAATATAAGAGTGATTTCTTTGGAGAAAGCAATCATGCGCTGTTCCCAACAATGGACCTGATTAACATTCAGAATCAGGGTATTGAGGAAGGTGTTAAGTCAGCGGCAACTTATAGATTCTATGCTCAGGTTAATAACTTCTCCAAGGCTGAGGACCTTGCCAATGAGCGCAAGAGATTTTCAGAAGAGAATTTTAGTAAGGATGCTCAGGGTGGTGGCCTTTTGCTATTCCCTAACACTTATACAAACATCAATCAGGTTAAGTCAGATCCTTATGTAGTTAAGGCTGATGAGATGAAACTGATTAAAGACAATGTTTATCAGTATTTCATGGTAAATGAGGATGTTCTGACTAATAAGGCTTATGGTGATGCTTGGTCAGCATTCTATGAAGGTGCTATTGAGCCATTTGCAATTCAGTTCTCTGAGGTAGTGACAAAGATGCTTTTTACTTTCAGAGAGCAAGGTGTTGGAAATTTCGTCATGCTCACAGCTAATCGCCTCCAGTACATGACCAATAATGATAAGCTCAATGTTTCAGCTCAGCTCCTTGATCGTGGAGTAATGTCAATCAATGACATCAGAGAAATATGGAATCTTGAGCCAGTCGAGGGTGGAGATGTAAGGATAATTCGTGGTGAGTATTATGATGCAGATACAAAGCTAGAAGAGGAACAGACTGAGTGAAATTTAGTGTAATTATTCCAGCGCATAATGAGCAAGGATGTATATTTAGAGCACTTAGCTCCATAGAACAACAGTCATTCAAGGATTATGAGTGTATTGTTGTTTGTGATGATTGTACTGATAGCACAAAGGAAATTGCTCAGAGCTACGGAGCCAAGGTCCTTGAAATCAATGCTCATAGTTCTGGAGCGGCAAGAAATGCTGGTTTGGAAGTTGCTCAGGGTGAATGGGTACTCTTTTGTGATGCAGATGATTGGTACTTACATGAGTACGTGTTTGAAATGTTGGCTGACAAAGTCGGAAGAGAGAATGAAGATGTCTTATTATTTAGTTTGATTTGGAAAAACATGGGTTATGGACCTATCAGAAGTCCAAAAGGCACTATATATCCTCATGTTGCAAATAAATGTTGGAGCAGAGTGTCAATAGGTGATACAAGGTTTCCAGCAGATAAGAATGTTGCTGGAGAAGATGGAACTTTTTTCGATAGGATGATGAGCAAAGGCATAAAGCTAGTTGAATGGGATATGCCCTTGTATTATTACAATTGGCTCAGACCTGGGAGCAAGAGCGTGGCGCTGGGCAGAAATCCTGAGAGGTCAAAAATGTATTGGAGTAATCACTGATGCCTAGATTTAGTATTATTATTCCAGCCTTCAATGCTGAGAATCGCATAAGGAAGGCACTTGATTCAATAAAAGAGCAAACTTTTAGAGATTTTGAGCTCATTGTAGTATGTGACAGTTGCGCTGATAACACAGCTCAGGTTGCATGGACCTATGGAGCTAAAGTCATTCCAGTGAATTATGGAAATGATGGATTGTCAAGAAGTCGTGGACTTGATGAGGCCATTGGAGAGTGGGTGTTGTTCATGGATGATGATGATTGGTGGCTTCATGAATATGTTTTATGGCAATTAAATGAGAAGCTAAAAGAGCACAATGACAGAATGGATGTCTTGTGTTTTTCTTTTATCTTTAAAGGTTGGGGATATGCTAAGCCTAACGGAAACAGAGGTGGTCACTTCTGTGCTGTTTGGAATAAATGCTGGAAACGTACAACCATAGGCAATACACGTTTTCCAAATATCCCATGTTGCTCAGATTTACATTTCCATCAAGAGATGTTTGCAAAACAGTTGCAGATAATAGACTGGGATATGCCAATGTACTATTACAACTATTTAAGACCTGGAAGCATCAGTTGGAAACAGAAAATGGAGGTTAAAAAATGAAAGCTGACAAAATGGAGATAAGGGCATTCAATTTTGAGGTTAGAGCCCAGAGAGATGAGGAACATGGCAATTTCTTGGAAGGTACACCGATTGTGTATGATTCCTGGACAGACCTTGGTTGGTATGATGAGATGATTGACAGAGGCGCACTTGCGGACACAGATCTCCGTGACGTGCGTTTTTTAGTTAATCACAACACAGACATGATTCCGTTGGCTAGAAGCCGCAACAATAACGAGAATAGCACAATGCAAATGGTTATTGATGATGAGGTTGGAATGAAAATCAGAGTAAACCTCGACACAGAAAACAATGCAGATGCTAGAGCGCTTTATTCTGCTGTTGAGCGTGGAGATATTTCCGGAATGTCCTTCATGTTTACAGTAGATAGCGATAAATGGGAAGAAATTGAGAGTGAACATCCTAAGAGACACATCTTATCAATCGACAAGGTGTTTGAGGTGTCAGCTGTCACATTCCCAGCTTATGAAGCAACTTCCATTCAGGCAAGAGGTCTATCTGAGGCACTGGATAGTGCTAAGGCATCACTGGAGAGTGTAAAGGCCGAACAGAGAAGGAAAGAGTTTCAGAAACATAAGATTCGTATTTTAAGCGAGGTATAAATCATGGAAATCAAAGAAATGACAATTGAAGAGCTTGAAGCTCGCAAGAGTGCCATTGTTGCTGAGTTAGATGTTGAAGGTGCTGATCTTGATGCACTTGAGGCAGAAATGAAGTCAATCAAGGCTGAGATGGAAAGCCGCAAAGCAGCTGAGGCTCAGAAGGAAGAAATCAGAAAAGCGGTAACAGAAGGTGCTGGTGCTGTTATTCAGGAATTTAAGGAGGAAAAGAGAGAAATGGCTAAGACAAATGAAGAGATCAGAGCATCAAAAGAGTATGTTGATGCGTTTGCAAGATACCTTATCAATGAGGATGACAGAGAGTGCAGAGCACTCCTTACAACAGATGCAAGCGGCAGCGTACCTGTTCCAGCAATCGTTGATGAGATTATCAGAACAGCTTGGGAGAATGATGAAATCCTTTCAAGAGTTCGCAAGACTTATATTCGTGGAAACCTTAAGGTTGCATTTGAGCTTTCAGCAGATGGTGCTTATGTACACAATGAAGGCACAACAGCTCCAACAGAAGAGAGCTTGGCACTTGGTATCGTAACAATGGTTCCTAAGAACATCAAGAAGTGGATTACCATTTCTGATGAAGCTATCACAATGGGTGGTGAGAACCTTGTTAGATACATCTATGATGAGCTCACATATCAGATCGTTAAGAAGTTAGCTGCTCTTGTTGTTGATGACATCAAGAATGCTCCTCAGGTTGCTGACAATGACGAAGCATCTGTTGCTAAGATTACATCAGCTCCTGGCCTTACAACTATTTCTGAGGCTGCTGCAAATACTTCTGATGAGGCAACTCAGATGGTTGTTATCATGAACAAGCTCACAGAAGTTGAGTTTGATGCTGCTAGAGCTGCTGGAAACTTTGCAATTGATCCTTTCAAAGGCCTTCCAGTTCTCTATTCAAGCGAACTTCCAGCATACACAAGTGCATCAGCTAACGCTGTATATGCAATTGTTGGAGATCTTAAGGGTGTTCAGGTCAACTATCCTGAGGGTGATGGAATCGCTATCAAGTATGATGACCTTTCACTTGCTGAGAAGGATATGGTTAAGATTGTTGGTAGACAGTACGCTGCACACGCACTGACAGCTTGCGGCAGATTCTGCGTAGTTGCTAAGCCTTCAGGAGCAACAACCTGATGAAGGTTAAGCTCTTAAGAGATGCAAGGATAAATCACAAGGCTGGGGAGATAGTTGATGTCTCTCCAGCTGAGTTACATTTCCTTGTGTCAGTCGGATCTGCGGTGGAAGTTGCTGTCAATCCACCTGAGGCAGAAAAGACAGAAATATCAGAAAAGACCACTGTAAAAGTGGCAAGGAAGAGAACAGAGAAAAAATGAAGTTAATGATTGCTATTCCCACATACGACTATATGCACTTCCAGTTCGTTGAATGCCTCACTAAGCTCATAAGGCGCTTGGATGAGGATGGAATTGATTTTGAAGTGGTTTATCAGGGAGGAACATTGGTCCATGTTGCTAGAGATAGACTGACTAAGATGGCTATTGACCGAGGTTTTTCGCATATCTTATGGCTAGACTCAGACATGATTTTTAATGATGATGTCTTGGAAAATCTCATGGATTGTGGAAAGTCTTTTGTTACTGGCATAGCTCATGGCAGAAGGCCACCACATATGAGTTGTATATTCAAAAAGATATGGCCCAGCGTGGACAGATGGGAAGGACATGATTATCCACACGCACCATTTAAGATAGGTGGTTGTGGAATGGCTTGTGTTCTTATGGAGACAAAGGTTGCAGAGACTGTTTTCACACGAAATGGAACAGCTTTTTTCCCTATGAGAGAGCTTGGTGAGGACCTTGCGTTTTGCAAGAGAGCTGCTGATGCTGGAATAGAGATATGGGCTGAGCCTAGAGTGTGGTTAGGTCACATAGGACACATAACAGTCTATCCTGATTATGAGGAAGTATATCAGAATAGCATTCAAGGCTTTAATGAGGTGAACAAAAATGCTTGAGAAGGTAAAACTTGCGCTTAGAATAACAACCACAGCTTTTGACTCAGAGCTGAATGATTTGATTGATGCAGCCAAACTGGACCTTGGTATTGCTGGAGTGGTTATACCAGTTACAACAGACAACTCTCTAGATGCCATTGTTTCAAAGGCTATAATCACATACTGTAAGCTCAATTTTGGAGAGCCTGATGAGTATGACAGATTAAAGAGTAGTTATGATGAGCAAAAGGCACAGCTTTCAATGGCAACAGGGTACACAGTATGGACAGGTCAGATGTAATCAAGTTAATAACAATTACAAGAACACAAGATGAGTATGGTAGATGGGTAGCCACTCCAACAGCCAAGGAAGTATTTTGCCAAGTAGATAGTGTTACTAGGGCAGAGTTCTATGAGGCTGGAAGGAATGGTCTTAGTCCAGAGTTCAGATTCACAATGTTCTATGGAGATTACTCTGGAGAGTCTGTTGTTGAGTACAATGGCAACACCTATTCTGTTTACCGAACTTATCTGAGGAAAACGGACATAATAGAGCTCTATGTAGAGCGTAAGGGTGGCACAAATGGTTTTCCTACCACTACGACTACGACATGAGGTAACAAATGAGCAAGACTTCACCGATAGACAAACTTAATAGTGAAATCAGCAAGATCCTGAGCGAATATAGTTCAGAAGTAGACAGTAATTTGTCAGATGCGGTCACTAAGGTATGTTCTAAAGGTGCCAAGGCTTTAAGAAATCAATCCAGCCTAACATTTAAAGGCAAGGATTACAGTAAAAGCTGGACACATACAATAACTAAGAATCGACTTTATACAGAGGGAACTATATACAGTAAGATGCCTGGATTACCACATTTGCTGGAGTATGGTCATGCTGTTGTGGTTGGTGGAAGAGTATGTGGACAAGCTAAAGCACACCCTCACATAGCTGAGGTTGCAGATCAGTTGGTTAATGAGTTTGAAAAGGAGATTAAAAACAAGCTATGACTTACAAAGAAATTGCAACAATGGTCAATAGTATTGGCCTCCCATATGCTTATTACCAATTTCCAGAGGGAACTGGACAAGCGCCACCATTCGTGGTGTTTTTTTATTCCCAGACAAATGATGTTTATGCTGATGAGGAAAACTATCAGAGAATTGTGCAGCTTAATATTGAGCTTTACACAAGAGAGAAGGACTTTGAGACAGAGGCAACTCTGGAAGGAGTCTTAAAAAACAACAATCTCACATACTACAAAGAGGAGAACTATATCGACTCTGAGAAGATGTGGCAAATAGCTTATGAAATGGAGGTAATTATCAATGGCTAATAAGGTTAAATATGGCCTCAAGAATGTTTATTATTCAGTAGCCACAATTGATGCAGCTACAAACACAGCTACATATGCAACTCCAGTAGCTTGGCCTGGTGCTGTTAATCTCTCACTTGATGCTGAGGGAGATACAACCAAGTTTAGAGCAGATAACATTGATTACTGGGTTGGACAGTCAAACAACGGATATTCAGGAGACTTTGAGAGTGCTCTTATCCCTGATTCATTCCGTAAGAGTGTCCTTGGTGACATTGAGGATGCCAATGGTGTCCTTGCT